TCCAGGGACCAGGCCGCCCTCCTGTTTGCCCTAGCCGCTAAGATGGTCCGCCTCTCCCGGGACCTGTCGCAGTACGTCGGGATCCGGGACACCGCGAAGCAGCTCTACTGCGCCGAACTGGGCACGCTCTACAAGGCGCTTTCGGCCGACGCCTCCACAGCCTACGGCCTGTCGCCCGTGTTCGTGGTGCATGACGAACTGGGCCAGGTGCGGGGCCCACGCTCCGATCTCTACGAGGCCTTGGAGACGGCGACGGGTGCCCAGGAGGAGCCGCTGTCCATCGTCATCTCGACGCAGGCCCCTACGGATGCCGACCTGCTGTCGATGTTGATCGACGATGCGCTGGGCAAGAAGGACCCCCGCACGAAGGTAGTGCTCTACACGGCCGACGAATCCCTGGACCCATTCAGCGACAAGGCCATCCGCCAGGCCGCGCCCCACTTCGACGTGTTCATGAACAAGCAGGAGGTCCGGGACCAAGCCGAATCGGCCCGCCGGATGCCGAGCCGGGAGGCCGCCTACCGCAACCTGATCCTGAACCAGAGGGTGAACGTCACCAACCCCTACATCTCCCGCACCGTCTGGGGCGAATGCGGCGGCGAGGTGGACCTCGGCGCGTTCGAGGGGGCGCCCGTGTTCATCGGCCTGGATCTGTCGGCCCGGAACGACCTGACGGCGGTCGTGGCCGTGGCGCAGGATCCCGACGGCGTGTGGCACGTGGACCCCACGTTCTTCGCCCCCGAGTCCGGGCTGATCGAGCGGAGCCACCGGGACCGCGCGCCCTATGACCAGTGGGCCCGGGAGGGCTACCTCCAGACCACGCCCGGCGCGTCGGTGGACTACGAGATGGTGGCCCGGTGGCTGGCGGACTACTGCGCCGATCACGACGTGGCCAGCATCCGGTTTGACCGCTGGCGGATGGACGTGTTCCAGGCCGAGTTATCCCGCATCGGCGCGGTGCTGCCCCTCGAGGAGTTCGGCCAAGGGTTCAAGGATATGACCCCAGCCCTAGATGCACTGGAGGGGGAGCTCCTGAACGGCACCATCCGCCACGGGATGCACCCGGTCCTGACCATGTGCGCCGCCAACGCGGTGGCCACGACGGACCCGGCGGGCAACCGGAAGCTCGACAAGAGCAAGGCCACGGGCCGGATCGACGGGCTCGTGGCCCTGGCTATGGCCATCGGTGGCGCGTCGAAGCACGCGGAGCAGGCGCCACCGGAATACAACCTGTTCTTCGTGGGCACCTGACATGCTCACCCCCAAGCAAGAAGAGATCGCCCGCCTGGTTGCCCGGGGCTGGACCCACAAGCGCATCGCCCGCGAGACGGGCCTCGCCGTCCAGACGGTCAAGGAGCACGTCCGGTGTGCGGCCGAGCGCATACCGGGCGAAGGCCCGCCGAAATACAAGCTCATCGTGTTCGTCCTGCGCGCGGAGCTGGACGGCGAGGTCGTCTGACCCCCTACTTTTGGCCAATAACAATCCCGCCCGTTTGGCCCTACCGTAGATCTGTAGTTCTAGGGAACCGTCTACGGGAGCCGTCATATGGATCGCGCCTACAGCCTGATCGAAATCAAGTCGGTCAACGAGGACCTGCGCGAGATCGAGGGGATCGCCTCAACCCCCACGACCGACCGGATGGGCGATGTCGTGGAGCCCAAGGGCGCGAAGTTCACCCTTCCGACCCCGTTCCTCTGGCAACACGACCACAAGAGCCCTATCGGCCACGTCACGCACGCCAAGGTCACCGACAAGGGCATCAGTGTCCGCGTCAAGATCGCCAGCGATGACGAGCCCGGCCCGCTGAAAGACCTCCTCGACATGTCGTGGCGGGCGATCAAGAAGGGGCTCGTTCGCGGCCTTTCCATCGGCTTCCGCTCGCTTGAGGCCCCTGAGCCCATCAAGGGCACCTACGGGCTCCGGTTCACCTCGTGGGAGCTGCTCGAACTTTCCGCAGTCACAGTTCCAGCGCAGGCCGAAGCCACCATCACCACCATCAAGTCCATCGACCTCAAACTCCGCGCCGCGTCTGGCACTAGCGGAGACCCCCAAAGTCCCGGCGTCCCGGGCAGCAGATACCTCGACCAGAAATCTCAGCCCGGGAGGAAGACCGTGCACACCATCGCAGAGGACGTACAGGCCCTTGAGGGCAGCCGCGCATCGAAGGAGAAGCGCATGGAGGCCATCACGGCCGCGTGCCGTGAGGAGGGACGCACCAAGAGCGAAACCGAGCGCCAGGAGTGGGACGAACTGTCGGCCGACATCGCCGGCATCGACCACGAGTTGGCCGACCTGAAGCGGCTCCAGGAGATCCAGACTCGGGCCAAGCCCGCGGACGGGTCCAACGGCAAGGCCGCGAGCCAGAGCCGGGACGCCCGCATCAGCATCCGGCCGGTGGACAACCCCGAGAAGGGCATCCAGTTCGCCCGCCTCGCCATGGCGCTGGCCAAGGCCAAGGGCGACCCCGGCATCGCCCACAGCATCATGAAGTCGCACTACCCCGAGCACCCGGCCGTGGACGTGCTGAGGGCGGCCCGTGACCGGGGCGACGACTACGGGACCTTCATCAGCCGCGCCGCCGAGTGGCGGACCAAGAACGTGCCGGCTGGCACCACCTCCGACGACACGTGGGCGGGCCCGCTGTTGGCCCACAACACCTACACCGCGGACTTCATCGACTTCCTGCGCCCCCGGACCATCATCGGGCGGTTCGGGCAGGGCGGGATCCCGTCGCTTCGCCAGATCCCGTTCAACGTCCACATCAAGGGCCAGTCCACGGGTGGGGCCGGTCACTGGGTGGGCGAGGGCCAGACCAAGCCGGTCACGAAGTTCGACTACTTCGACGCCTACCACGGCTTCAAGAAGGTGGCCGGGATCAGCGTCATCACCGAGGAGCTCATTCGCTTCTCCGACCCCAGCGCCGAAGCACTGGTTCGCGACGGGCTGGCCAACGCGCTGATCGCCCGGATGGACGCGGACTTCCTGGACGCCACCGCCGCATCCAACCACCGGCCCGCGGGCCTTCGTAACGGCGTGGTGGCCATCGCGTCCGCCGGCGCCGACATCGACGCCGTGACGGAGGACCTCGCGGCCCTGTGGGCGGATGCGGACGCAACCGATCTGCCGCAGGACAGCGCCGTCTACATCATGCGGCCCACCATCGCTCGGCGTCTCGGGCTGATGCGGAACGAACTGAGCAGCGACCGGATCTTTCCCGGCATCTCGGCTCGGGGCGGCTCGCTCCTGGACGTGCCGATCCTCACCTCCAACTACGCACCCGACGGGTTCGTGATCCTTCTTTTCGCCTCGGAGGTCTACTTCTCCGATGACGGCGTGGTGACGGTGGACGCAAGCCGCGAGGCCAGCATCCAGATGATCGACGCCAAGAACGACGGCGTGACCAACGCCAGCACGGATCTGGACGAGGACTATCCGGTTCCGGTCCCGACCACGCTGGTCAGCATGTACCAGACCGACAGCGTCGCACTCCGCGCGCATCGGTTCATCAACTGGAGCAAGCGGCGGAGCAACGCCGTGCAGGTCCTGTCCGGGGTCGAGTGGGGCATCCTCGGCAGCTAACCCCCTGACGACGTGAGTGGGGCCCGGCATCCTCGCCGGGTCCCCTCGCAGGGAGACGACACATGGCGAAAGTGCGCATCCGCATGACTCGGGGCAGCGGCAAGGAGATCCTGCGGCCCAAGCACGTGGCGGCGAGGCTGGTCCGGCTCGGCTTCTACGAGTACGTGAGGGCCGCTCCTGTTCCCGCCCCCGCGCCCCAGCCCGCGCCGGAGCCGGAGTCCGTGCCGGAGCCGACCGGCGACGATCTGGAGTCTCTGACCGTGGCGGAGCTCCGCGAGCAGGTCGGAGACCTGGAGGTCGAGGGCACCGGGTCCAGTGGCAATGTGGTGAAGGCGGACCTTATCCGGGCGCTACGCGGCGGCACCTATCAGCGCCGCGACATGCAGGCAGAGGAGTAACCGGTGGGCGCGCTGGACAGGGTGCGGGCCGCCCTCAACGCGGTGGTCAAGTTCGCCCTGTCGCCGGTCGATAACCGGGGCGGCTGGACGCCGTGGATCCGGGAGCCGTTTAGCGGCGCATGGCAGCGCGACATCGAGTGGAGCGCGGACACCGTCCTGGCCCACCACGCGGTCTACACCTGCGTCACCTTGATCGCCTCCGACATCGGCAAGCTGCGGCCCAAGCTGGTGCAGCAGGACGCGGACGGTATCTGGACGGAGGTGCAGAGCCCGGCGTTCAGCCCTGTCCTTCGCCGCCCCAACCGCTACCAGAACCACATCCAGTTCAAAGAGTGGTGGATCACGTCGAAGCTCGTCCGGGGCAACACCTACGCCCTGAAGGAGCGCGATGACCGGAAGGTGGTGCGGGCGCTTTACATCCTGGACCCATCGCGGGTCAAGGTGCTGGTGGCGCCCACGGGGGAGGTCTTCTATCAACTCAACGCCGACAACCTGAGCGGGTTGGAAGAAGCAGTCACGGTTCCGGCTTCGGAAATCATACACGACCGCATGAACTGTCTTTTCCACCCGCTCGTCGGCGTCTCCCCCATCTTCGCCTCCGGCATGGCGGCCACCATCGGTCTCCGCATCGAGAAGAATAGCGCCCATTTCTTCGGCTCCGGCTCCAACCCTTCCGGCACCCTGACGGCCCCGGACACCATCACGAAGGAAGTGGCCGAGCGTCTAGCGGAGACCTGGAACCGGGAGTTCGCGGGGGACAACAGCGGCAAGGTCGCCGTGCTCGGCAACAACCTGAAGTTCGAGCCGCTCCGGATGACGGCGGTGGACTCGCAGATGATCGAGCACCTGGGGTGGACCGCAGAAACGGTGGCGTCCACGTTCCATGTCCCCAAGTTCAAGATCGGCGTGGGCGCGGCGCCGACCTACCAGAACGGCGAGATCCTGAACCTCACGTATTACACCGACTGCCTGCAAAGCCACATCGAGCAGTTCGAGGCGTGCCTGGACGAAGGCCTGGGGCTCGAAACCAAGGTGGAGGGCCGCCAGCTCGGCGTGGAGTTAGACCTGGACGGCCTGCTCCGCATGGACACCGCCACGCAGATCGAGGCACTGGGCAAGGGCATCGGCGGCGCGCTCATGACCCCGAACGAGGCCCGCCGGAAGATCGACCTGAAGCCGCTGGACGGAGGGGATACGGTCTATCTCCAGGTCCAGAACTACAGCCTAGCGGCTCTCGACGCCCGGGATCGTGAGAACCCCGCACCGGGCACCACCACCGGACGCATAGCGCCGGAGCCACCCCCCGCAGACGAACCCGACGTAACCGAAGATGAGGCCCGCGCCTTCTTCGAGCGCCGCCTGGACCGCTGGAGGACCGCCGCATGACGACCAAGGAAATGGAGATCATCGCGTCCTATATCGACGCGGCGGTTCAACTGTCTCTGAACAACACGGTGAAGGCGCTGGTGCTCCCCAAGGGTGACCCCGGGG